TGCCGACCCGCACATGCTCCATAAATTCATTAACGGCTTTTACCAGTGTGCCAGCTTCGATAACGTCACCCTGACGATCAATAACGGCTTCACCTTTTTCTGTAACTACAGAAGCCCATCCGTAGACCATACGCTGTTCGTCGTCAGTCTTAAGGATTTTACCTTCAATATTCTTTGTCATTTCACCCACCGATGTGTTGGATTCCCACATACGACATGACCAGTAGCCAGCCGTTGTTTTATCTTTCTTGGTATCGCAGGAATGACGGGAGCGGAAATTGGCACGAGCTTTAGGATCGTCCCTACGGATTTCCATGTTAGGATCACCGAAAGCTACCCGTTTGACCTTGCCACCGTCCTGTACGAACACCTCAAACTTCTTGTTGCCACCTTTGATACGACGAGGCTTGTTCAGAGTGACAGTTTCGCCTTGATACTCAGCTTTAGCAAAGTCAGTCTTTAGTATCTCAGCTACAACGGCTCTGAGAGCCTCTATACGGCTCACTGATGGCTCTTCTGCCTCTTCGGTAGGCTCACCCCCTTCGTAGAACGAAAGGTACGCCTCGTGGCTCTCACCGGGCATGTACACAGCCTGTCCATCGTACTCAGAGACGTGAGTATCTCCACCCATGCCTAAATCCATAGAACGAGAGATAGCTTCAGGTTCAGTAGTGAAGATGTCGTTAGCGTATTGTGCTTTACGGAGAGTTGACAACTTGTGTCCTACCATTGTTCCTGTGGGATTACCTTCGTCATCAATGATCTCAATACGAGCAGCAGGTTCTTCTTTTGTGCCTGTGATCTTAACTGGGATACCTGATACTTTGCCATCACGGACTACTTGACGGATAATTCCACGGGCGGTGCCACCAGAGCTATTCCAAGATACCTTTTGTCCAACTTTCATTTTTCACTAGCCTCACGAGTCATTTTTAATAAGGACACCTTGGAACGATGCTCCGATTGCGTTATTACTTGTGTTGGTAAAGACCCTACACTCTAAGTCTGTCTTCTCAGTAAATGGCTGAGGGTATTCAAACTTAGTAATCAACTGATTGCTTTGAAGTACGTTAATAAAACGAGTCCTAAAGACGTTAGACCCAAAAGCACGGCTCACGAAGCTACAAGTTGCTATCTTTTGAGCTTGGCTAAGTGCGGCGGTAAAGTTAATGTCATCCAAATATAGGGTGTAACCAGCGGGTACTGTATATGCAGCTATCTGTGTCTGATTGCCAAACCCAAGGTCAGCGTAAACCGTACCGTTAGGTACGCCAGCAGAGGCTCCAGACGACCCAATATAGATCGTACCACCTGCCGTACCACTAGAACCAGCTAGTGTAACAAATGCCCTGTAAACCCTCAAGTAGGAAAGCTGAGTTGCAACTTGCGTCTGACCGTTAAGAGCTACAGTCTCTTCAATCTCATTGTAATCTTCATCAAGACCCTGAATAAGGATGGTGTTAGCACCTGTGCCACCATTTGTATCGTTTGCACTAGAGCTACTGACGAACATTGTTACTGCACTGTCAATCCAAGGGTAGTTCCCGCCTTGCGCCCATACGGTTTCTTCCGTACCGTTTACATCTGGGTTATAACCAAACTTGTACAAGGCTCTATAACCGGGAGTATGGCCTCTAGCAATAGCTAGATCAGTATGATCGTATATTCGTCTAGGCCAACCACCAAACATCTGCTGTACCACCTGTTCATATATTACGTTAGGGTCTGTTGCATCCTCTACATCAGGTCTACCTGTGAGAATATTGTTAGCACTGAAAGAATTATTCTGAGCTATTTCTGTTGTATCAACTTCTGGTACACCAGTTACAATAGAAGCTGCTGTGAAGTTCTCAAGCTCAGTGGCATCCACCGAAGGAATGACAGGGCTGGCTGTAGCTAGATCATTGGCTTGTAGCGAATGGTTCTGTATTAGACCCGCTGTGGATATAACGACCTGACCAGCTATGACACCTACTGTAGACAGGTTGTGGTCTTGGGTTATACCCGTAGTGCTAACAACCGAAGCCCCAGTGGAAATGTTGGCAGGGGCAATGTTATGATCTTGGGTTATACCCGTGGAACCAACTACAGGTGATCCCGTGACAATACTGTTAGCTGCAATAAAGTTCTCATTGATGAGAAACTCACTGTCCTGCGTTAAGAGTGCGTCACTATCTTGTTGTAATATCCTGCTGGACATACCCTAGACCCCTTATGCTGGGTCAGGAATACCGACAGTAAATGAACCCAGAGAAAATGCGTTACCAGTTGTTACAGACTGAGCGGTAGTAAGATCACCAGTTACATACAGAGTGTCAGTGCCATTAGTGATAGCAAAGAAACTAGCTGTACCTGTGCCTGTAACAGAAGCATCAGATACGGCAGCTACAGTGACCTCACGTCCACCACCAGTACGATCAGCAGGGGAACCTATGCTTGCTGTGTCGTTACCCAGTGTGTAGGTAGAGGTAGCTTCAGCGTATGTCGTAGGTTCAGTAGAGCAAATGTCAATCCGTGTACCATTAGTCGTGAGTGTGGACAAACCATTGTCAAATACNGCGTTAGATANAGTTGNCATTANGCTTCTTCCTCATCTGTNGTAGAACGACCAACTTCAGGATCATACTCTAGGTCTGCAATGTCCATAAGGTCTTTAACAACCTCTGGGTGCGACGATACATCAATGTTAGCACCATTGAGGTTCCGTAGGAAAGCAGCAACTTCACGGAGGTCATGCGGAGCAACATCACCAGCTTCAATAGTTGGCATCAGGTCATAATTCAGACCGTTCAACTGCCAAAGACGCTCGACCAACTGTTTGTTGAGAACGTCAACGATTGCTTGGATGTAACTCTCAAGCGCACGGAGGAACAGGTCTGTCTTCGACTTGGAGAGAGCNTANGAACCCCCAGAGGAACCAAGCAGAAGAAACTCAGAAAGTACAGAACGAGCAATGTCATGCTGGTAACGACTAACGATTGGATTGATGTCAATGTTACGTTTACCATTGGATGCCATAAGCTCAATGTCAACTAATCTAGTGGAGGAAGGCGCTCCGTCTTTATCGGGGTAGGTGTCGGAAGGCAGTATAATGTAACCTTGCTCGTTGAACTTAACGTCTCGTAAGATTTGCTGCAAGTTGTGTACAAATCCTGATTGAGCAGAAGAAGCGTCCCCAGAAAGATACTCAGCGGGAATACGAGCGACAGGAATACCCGCAAGTTCTCGTTCCACTGCAATGGCCTCAATAGCCTGTAGGTTGTTAAGGTACTCGTAAGAAGTATAAGCGTTACGAAGAATACTACGGCCACTTGGATCACCATTTATTGAGGTAGTGCGGTAATACAATGACTTATTAAGTGGGATATAGTTTCTGCTTGCCATAAGCCCGACTGATTGCTCAATACCTAGAACATCACCAGTCTTTTGATCTACGTCAAACTTATTTATAGTCCAAGGCGCACGGGCTGCAATCTTACGCACACCAATACGTCCATCTGTGTATTTAGAGTGTTTCTTATCAGAACGCTCAGTTGGGCCAACACGCCGCTTGTAGATAACCTCGAACCAACCGAAGCCATACGACAGAAACGACAAGGCTTCTGCAATGTGGTCATCTAAGGTATGATCCATGTCATCAAGGACGCTCTTAACAAAGTCAGCTTCCGCTTTAGCTGCATCACTCTCGTCAACAGGTTTAACATGGAGGTCAACATCACGAAGGATTTGCTCAACAGAATACATAACAGCACCAACGGTACTATCATTGTCACGCATCTCACGATACTTGCGAATGGCTTTCTTGCCACGCAGTTCAGGGAGAAACTCATCAGCACGGATTTGACCGTTATGTGTGTTATCGCCAGCTACGCCAAGGGTTGCCTTAGCTTTGGCTTCTGAGAGCTTCTTAACCATGAGATAGGTTCCATTATTATTTCTGTGAAAGTCCCTTNGCACTTGAGTAAGCGAGGGTCAGTTTGGGTTTCGCATATCCGTTAAGTGAGAGGTCTGTAATTGCCCATACACAGGCATCAAGTCTATCTGGGGAGCCAATCGACCCTAGTGGTTCCCATGTTCTCATTTGTGTCTCTAGTTCGTTTAGCGAAGCCCCATCAGGGGGATTAGCCACATGCTTTACCAAACCACGCTCGTACAATGCTGATACAGGTTCAGCCCTAGCGAACTTACCACGAGATGCTCTAACTGCCTTATAAGGCACTGTAGGATCTTCTCCGTGGATCGTCTGCTTAACCATGTCACCACCTTGGTTAACTTCCGCTACAATACGATCAGCTTGGTATTGGTGATATAGTTGAATAGCTTTAGATGCCCAACCCTGCGGTGATAACCTATCAGTGTAATCTCCAAGGACATAAGCAATACCGTTAATGTCAATACCTGCGACAATAATACCCGTCATGTCACTCTCAGCGTTAGAGGTAACAGCGGGATCAAGTGCAACGACAATACGGGAAAGGTCTGGGACTGCCTCATGTTTAACTGAGGCGTCATCTAGCATAACTGTAGTCCACAAGGCTCCTTGAGCTTCTTCTAGGACTTCTGCATAAAGCTCTTGTCTACCTAGTCTAGTTCCTTCGTACTGCTCTTTAACAGCAGTGAGGTATGTGTTAGCTAGGTTAGCTGAGTTATCAAAGGTACTACCAGTGGTAACTACAGTCTTAGGGTCTTTGAGTATCTGACGAATAAGTTTAGTTGGCTTAGGGGTGGTCGTAACCATGATCCTTGGGTGTTTACCCAGACGCATACAAAACTGTAGCATCTGCCAAGTGTCCATGTCCTTGTTCCAAGCAGCAGTCTCATCACACCATGCTAACTCAAACTGTGGGCCACGGAGACGCTCAGGTTCCTCAGCGGAGAAGAACTGTACTTGCGCTCCATTCTCCCATGTAAGTGTACGCTTAGTTGGAGACCACTCAGGAAACCCCATCTTCTTACCTGCGTAGGTTTTGTCACCCTTCCAGCATACCGATAGGAAACCAGATTCACCCTTGACCATAACTCGTTCAATATCTGAGTTAGTGGAAGCTACAGCAGCTATACGCTTAACACCACGCTTAACATTATCTCTAACCCACTCCACGCCTGACCTAGTTTTACCAAATCCACGACCAGCGTTAATGAACCAAGTGTTCCAATCGTCATTGATAGGCTCCAGTTGGTTGTCTCTAGCCCAGAACATCCAGTCATGCTTGAGTTCTTCGGTCTTCTGTGGCCCTAGTTGCTCGAAGATGTCCTTAACTTTACTCTGAGGTAATCCTCTAAGAGCATCGGCAGTTATCTTCCTCACAGGTACAGGTTGTTTCTTCTTCTTCGGGGGCATTTTCGTTGTATCCAAGTAACGACATAAGTGTATCAACAGCACTTTCGTCTAGGTCAGGGTCAGTCTCTTGCTCAACTTCGATATTAGTCTGAGTTGGACTCCAGCCACCCTTAGATCGTAGGAACAACTCTTGTGATTTAAAGTCACCATCTAAGGCTTGGTCTATGACCTTCTTACCGACAGCACCATTGATCTTCGCTCGTTCCATCTCAATGAACGACCCATAGATTTTGTACATAG